TTGCCATAATCTAAAGATGTATTGCCATAATCTAAAGATGTATTGCCATAATCTAAAGATGTATTGCCATAATCTAAAGATGTATAATTTTTAATTATTCTAATATTATATATTTTTTTTTTTTTTAATATAAAACTCATTAATATAATTTATAAATTATATTAAAGATTATTTTTATATTTATTACTAATGACAGATTCAACTAGTAGTAATACAAGTTCATCTAGTGATGGTGATATAGATAATGCTGATAATTTAGAATTAGAAGGTAATATTATTAGAAATTATAATGTTATATATGAATTGGGTAGAGGTGCTTATTCTATTGTTTGGTTAGTATATAGTATAATTACCAATAAATATTATGCATTAAAGGTTCAAGACCCAAATGATTATAAAGCAGGATTACAAGAAGTATTATTTGTTAAGAAACTACCTAATCATTTAAATATATTTAATAATATTGTAGAATATTTTATAATCTCAGAAAATAATAAAAAATATTTATGTTCAGTATGGAATTTACATTGTTTTAATGTTGATACATTATTAAGAAAATCTAATTATAAATTATCAATATCACATGTTAAAAAAATAATGAAACAATTAATTATAGCAGTTAATCATTTACATAAAAAAATGAAAGTATTTCATGGAGATATTAAAACAGATAATATATTAATTAAGGGAATTAATGATAAAGATAATTTTTTTATAACAAAATATTCAGAATTATTAAATAGTAATGTTATTAATAAAGAAAATAATAACATTAGATTAATGGAACATAAAAAAAATTTAAATATTATTATAGATAAATATAATGAACAAGATACTATATTAAAATATAATACTAATGATAAATATTTAAATGATATTAATATTAGTTTAGCAGATTTTGGAACATTTTGTGAAGAATCTAAATGTTATTCTAATTCTTTTGGAACTAGATATTATTTAGCACCTGAAATAATATTAATGGGTAAGTGTGGATGTCCCGTTGATATTTGGGCTTTAGGATGTACATTTTATGAATTATTATCAGAACATTTATTATTTGACCCTATTAAAGATTCTCAATTTGATAGGAATCATTATCATTTATGTTTAATTAATGATACTTGTGGTGATTATTCATCATCATTTTTAAAATCAACATCCAGATATACTAATTATTTTGATAATAAATTTAATTTACATAATCATTATAAATCTAAAGATGATAGATTAATAAGAAAATTAAATGAAATAGACTTGTTAGAAGATGATTATAATAATATATATAGATTATTAAAATTAATGTTAACTGTAGACCCTAATAAAAGAATAACAATTGATAAATTATTATTAGACCCTTGGTTTAATTAATTATGATAAATAATAAATACTATTTATCATAATTAATTAAGTACTTATCTATTGTTAAGTGCCATTATTATATTTTTATGTTCAGGTTCAGTAATATTAATATCAATGTTATTTTCAATGTTTTTATCAATATTATAATCTTTACGATCATTAAAACGTATCATGGTGAATCCACCTGTTTCACCATTTGAAATTTCATAATTCCCATAATTCCCATATGAAGACATGTCTACATTATTATTGTATAAAAGATATTATAAAATAATATTTTCAATTTTTTTTATCTAATGGGGATATATTATCATTTTCAGGTTCATATTTTGTTGTAAATATAACTTTAATATATCCTTTTCTTGGATGAGGTTCACCTATTATTTTACTAACATATTTTTCAAATTCGACTTTTTTAGGAGTTGTTTTTGGGTCATTTCCAACAGAATACCATTTCTTAAAATCTGTGTATAATATATCTTTACTTATTATATCTTTAGGGTCATCAGTTTGAGTAATTTTATCAACAATATATTCAGTATAAAAATCATTTTCCATTTTATACTGTTTAGTGCTAGCTAATACTTCATCCGGTTCTGATAAATAATTAATTCCTTTATATTTTGTTTCATATATATGTAATAAATAGCTTAATACATATGGAGCCCATTTTTTAATATCATGTTTTAAACTTGTATTAATCTTAAATTCATTTGGATTTACTGGATTATCAGTAAATTTTGACTTAAAATCTATAACTCTTAATCTTCTCCAAGTTCCATCATCATTACTTGGAACTGTTGGTAATTGATTACAAGTTAAAAAATATTTCATTTGTGGTTTAAATTCTATCATTTCATTTGCACCTTTGAATAAATCTCTTACTAAAATCTTATCACCTCCTGTAAATTCTTTCATAACACCAACATTTAATTTTTCTCCATCATCTGTTTCTTGAAATACACCACACCTTTTACCTTTCATTCTTACTTTTTCAGGAGATGTTTCATTTGAACATCCTCTTTTTCTTGTTATAATTGTAATTGGACAAGACATATAATAATCACCTAAAGCTAAATACATTAAATCCATAGTTAATGATTTACCATTAGAACCACTTCCAGTTAAAATATATAATTTTTCTTCTTTAGTTTCACCAGATAAACATGTTGATAATGCTTGTAAAAAATAATTTCTAACTTGTTCATTAGGTAATATTTGATTAAAAAATCCTATAATTTCTTTTATATGTGGCATATTATTAGAAAATGTTCTATAATCATTTTGTGTGCTTAATGAAATATAATCATCATGCGTTCCATCTCTAAATTTCCCACTAACTAAATCATATACACCATTATTAAATCCTATTAAATGTACATTACTGTCTAATTTTGTATCAAATTCTTTATCAAAAAATACAGCTTTTGCTTCTTCTATAATTTTCTTCTTAAAATCAATATTCATCAATTTTTCAGTAATTTTATTTAATGTATTTAATTTATTTTGTAGTTGTTCTTTTTTATAACCTGAAGATTTAGTAATCTCTATGGTTGTTTCTTTCATTTCTTCATAATATTCATTAGCAAATTCCTCTGATAATATTTTTCTAATAGTATAAGCTTCTTCAATTCTATTCCATTTATGATTATTAAATTCCCACCATAAATTAGATTTCATAGAAGAACATACAAATCTATCATTATATTTAGTTTTAAATGCCATTGCTAATTTATAAGTATTATTATCTAAACTTTCTCTTAATTTATTTTTAAATAATTCTTTTGTAAAGGCTTCATATTCTTTAGGACTATCTTGTTTAGCCCAATATGCTAAGGATCTAATTGTAAGTAAGTTTCCTGATGAGGGAACTTTAAATCCTTTCCAAAATTGATCACATGTGCCTTCTTTATATTTATTTTTACATTTTTTAGAAAATTCAATCCATTTAGGTAAGAGTGTAGTATCAGTATTATGTAAAGCTAAACCAACATTTCTCCATTCTTCATAATCATACGCTCTAGAATCAGATAACATATTAGTATAAGAACATGCTTGTAGGAATAATTCTTCTTTTTCTTTAGTATTACCAAATTCATTTTCAATAGGTTTAACATTAACATTTAAACCATTTTTCTTAACTTCAGCATAAATTTCAGATTCAGTTTTAATATCTTTTAATTCAAGAGCATATTTTTTATTATTTCTTTTACCAGAATTTAATGAAAAGAATTTAATAATTTGAGGTAATGTAAAATCTTTTGAATTGTGTGTATATGTAATATTTAATTTTTTATCATACATCTTAGTCAATGTATATATTTGTCCTCCGGGTTTTCTTGAACCATATAATAACCATCCATTACTTGACACAACTGCTTTATCAATAATTTTTTCTGGTATATCAGTAAATTTTTCAAATAACAAATCATCATTATACATTTTTACTACTTTATGTCTAATTAAATGTCTAATATTGGCTGAAGTAATAATATCAGGAAAATATATATGAAATCCATCTTTACATATATCTTCATTTTCAGTTGGTAATTCTTTTTCAAAAATACAAATTTTTATATCTAATGGAATTTTAATATATTCATCTATTGCTATTAAATATGATTTAATAATATTTTCAATCATGTCATTAGTATATAATCTAGTATTAGACTCATAGTTTTCTATAGGTAATTTTAAATCTATATCTACTATAATAGGTGAATATTCTTGTTGAACTTCTAAAATTGATAAGTCTGATATGCCATTAATTATGGCTTCAGTATAAATTTCCATAAATTTTTTCAAATCATCTTTATTTAATGTAAATTTACCTCTTAATATTGTTCCCCAAGACTGATGAGTATACTTTTCATCAGTTTCATCATTATATCTATGTCCATTTAGATACTCAACAACCGCATTTCTATATTTTTCCCTATTTTTAGAGTCTGTCATTACTAATTAATTAAGGTAAGATTTTTTTATATCTTTTTTTCAATTTTTATTAATTATTAAAACAACCTCCTAAATGTCTATTATATTGATAAAAAAAATGAAATATAATTATATAAAATATAATTATATAGTAATTATAATGTATTTTTGTCCAATTTGTGAATATATGCTAGATATTGGTAAATCTAATGTTAAAGACTCAGATATTGAACATATGACAGTATCTAGTGTGGATGACATATTTAAATTGTTATCATCTAATACAGATTTATTAGATTATAAACCAACAATTAGTAAAGATGATATTATTAAAAATAAAAAATATAAAAAACTATCTGATAAAGATAAATTATCAATAGATAAATTATATGATGAAGCTATTTCATCAGGTGCAGAATTTAAATGTCCTAATTGTAATTATAGCAAAGAAATTACTCAGACAACTTTATTATATCAAATAACAAATGATAATAAACTAACTATTATTAAAGATATATCAGAAAATAAATTAATTATAATGAATCCAATATTACCTCACACACATGATTATACTTGTAAAAATATAGATTGCCCAACTCATAAAGATGCATCTATTAAAAATTCAGTATTCTATAAAGAAAAAGGTAGTTATAAAGTTAATTATATATGTTGTGTATGTTATTATGGTTGGTAGTTTATTTATAATAAAAAATTGAAAATTTTATAGTTTACTATAACTATTATTTTATAATTATTGTGTAGCAATGATATATATCCGTTTCTTATCAGGAGATCCTTATAAAATTTTAAGTATCAATAAACTAAAATATAAATATGATGAATTAAAACAATTATTAATTCATCATATTGGTGAAGATAGATGTTATAAATTATTAAATAACGGTGTTATTATTTATAATAGTTTATATGATATCATTTGGACAAATAAAATAATATTAGAAAATGTAGTAATTATATTTATGAATTATGATATTAATATTATAAATAACCTTAAAAAATATGGATTACAACATTTATCTCCAGAATTACAAAATGACCCAGAAATAGTTAAATTAGCAGTTATTACATGTTCTTTTTCATTAAGATATGCATCTCCAGAATTACAAAATGACCCAGAAATAGTTTCATTAGCTGTCCAGAAATATGGTTATGCATTAGAACATGCTTCTCCAGAATTACAAAATAATCCAGAAATAGTTAAATTAGCTGTCCATAAAAATGGAGAATCCTTAAAATATGCATCTCAAAAAATTAGAAATAATAGAGAAATAGTTAAATTAGCCATTCAACAATGTGTTCTTGCATTTTATTATGCATCTGAAGAATTGCAATTAGACCCAAAAATAGTTGAGTTTAGAAATCAACAAGATAACGAGTGATAAATAAAATAGTTATAAATTTTATTTAATTTTTATAAATTATTTTAATTTAATAAGATTTTTTTGTTATAATAATACAATTATATAACAAAAATAAGCAAATATTTATATAAAATACTAAACTGAAAGATGTATTTTTATACATCAAAAAACTATATTAAATTTAATTTTTGAAATATTATTATTAAATAATATATAGCAATGTCAATAGTCATTTTGGCTCAAGACAAAATGCTAGGCTTGAAGCTTCAACCGTAGTCATTTTGGCTCAAGGAGTTTAAAAATTTTCAATCACATCATGTATTCTAGTATGGCTTCTAGCGCATTGTTTATACAATACTGGTTTTCCATTGGGTATCATTATGTTCCATCAATGTAAGAAGTTGAACGTCTTCATCCAGAAGTTTTGCTATTTGAGAAAGAGCATATGCAGTTTTTTAGAAGCACCTCATCTCGAACATAATATAATATCTGATGAAGAACTGAAACATGAACAACAGTATCTGAAAAGATTTTATCAATAAGATAAGAATCTGATAATGTTTCATTAAAAAACGCAACAACATTATAATACTGTTAATCTTGAATAACTATTTGAAAAGTTTGAAAGAATTGAGCATAATATCCATCTTGCAAATAATACTTTTCAATTAATGGATAAGCTATTTGCAAATAATTAAAAGCTTGTCCAGTTCCTAGAAGAACAAATCATGGATATTAGAATTCACAAGTTATCTATTGTGCAACAAAGATTCTAAATGTAGATAAAAATAAGCAAATAAATACAAATTCTAGGGAAGTTGCTTGAGTTAGCATGTTGAGAATGCAGCTTGATATGACATGCTAAAAGCACAGCTTGACCCAATATGCACCCCTAGACATAACATAATTTATTATCAATTGTGTAAAAAGTATATAATTTATAATTAATTTATAAATATTTTATTTTTTAATTTTAAATATTTTGTTTTATATTTAAAATATTTATTCTTACTTGATAATGATTCACTTACACTAAAAGACATAGATGATTCACCTACATTAAAAGACATTAATGATATTATTTCTGTTAATTTCGTATCTGTTGTATCTGTAGCAATATTATAGTCAACAATTTTTTTAAATATTTGTGTTAATTTATCTTTTGTTATATCTATAGGTGTTGAATCATATAATTCAAAAATACTTTCAATATCTTCAATATCTTCATATACTAATTTAGTATTAGGATTTAATAATTTATGTTCATAATATTTTTTATATAATTGTATAAACCATTTACAATCTGGAGTAGCATTTAATTCATTCATATCTAAATCTTTATTTAATTTAAAATATAATAAAACTAAAAATATTCTAATAATATCATTTTTTAGACAATAAAAATATTCTACTTGTTTAATATGACATTCTTCTTTAAATGAAATTAATTTATCACTAATAAATGGTTCTAAATCACCATTTAAATCTAAAAATGTATGTTCTAAATATTTTAAATGTTTACTAAAATATATACAATCTATATCTATTAATTCAGATAAATATAATATTTTGAAAAAAAACATCCAATAACTAAAAGTAGAATTAGTCATTATTATATAATTATTCAAACTTGCACTATATAATAAATCTAATTCATTATATGGTTGTTCATAATATTCATATTCTGTTGTTATTGCAATACCAGGGAACTTTAATATTAGATATTTAATAAATAATTTAATAATAATATCATCAATATTAGTTTTTAAATAATATATTATTATTACAAAATTATTTATATCTTTATCTTTAATTATTTCCTTAATTATTTTTTCATAATATATAAAACTTACTATATTTAATGATAAACCATCATCACCTGTACTTTTTATATTAAAACATTTGCTATCTGTAATTGTAGGTGTAGGTGTCTTAAATTTATTATATAAATCTTGTATTTCATTATCAGTATTACCAGCACAAAAATCAGATAATTGATAATGTATACTTATTTTTTCCTTTTTCTTTATAGGAACTATAGGAACCTCTTTAATATGTTTATTAATAAATTCTAAAAATAATTTTTTAGCTTCCGGATATATTAATAGTAATTTAATAATATGACTATAATTAGAACTTTTAATTTGATTATATTCTTCATTATGGAAAATATTTCCCCATTTTTTTACTTTTAATAATTTACTATAAACTGTAAATTTTTTATCATTAAATCTTCTAATTTGGTCATGATTACTATCATAAAGTACTAAATGTGTTATATAATTATATTTAGGTTGAGAATATATATTTAATAATATTATAAATAAGATGAATAAATTATCACTCAATCTAGATTGAAGATTTCCAGTATTAATTATCCAAAATTTTTGGAAGTCTGCTTTTTCAATATTATTATTTGCATCAAAATAATATAATAATTGATCAGACTCATAATCTGTCCTATGATCATGATTATAAATATAACATTTAACGTCTAAATTATTTTTAAAATCATAAAATAAATAAATGTGAGATTTATAATTTAATAAGTTCTGTATTTTAGACTTTTTTAAGTCAGATTCATCATCTCTATTTAATATAAAAATAACATCGTATAATATTTTATATACTACATCATTATGATAATGTATTAAATCATGTTGCAGATATTTTTTAAATTCTTGTTTAATAGATTTTTCATCATTATATGCACTTCCGCCTGACTGATTTATTAATTGAGGTATTAACTGATTTATTGATTGATTTATAAACTGATTGACTGATATATTGTGTAATTCATTTTCATCTATGAAATCTTCTTGATTAGGATCATCTATTTCTGTTTTTATTAATGATATAAATAAATCAATCAATACATTTAATATATTTTCATCATCGGCGTCATTTATTTTAAGATTAGGCATAATATATATAGGATTAATTATATCTTTTGATCTAGTATTTAATTTTTTATATTCAATATAAATTCTTGAAGTATAATCAAATGATACACTACTTAAAAGGTAGTGTATCATCTATATTATTAAGATATTTATTTAATATATGTACTAGATAATATACATATACTTTAATATATTTATCATTAATATCTATAATAGTAAATAAAAGATAATTATATTTAATTGCTACAATACCATATAATAATCCTTTATCTATTATATATGTGTTATGATATTCATCGTCTTCATCATATTCATCATCATAATCTCTTATATCAAGTGTCTTAACATCAAGTGTCTTAACATCAAGTGTCTTAACATCAAGTGTCTTAACATCATCTTCATCTTCATCATCATATTCATCATATTCATCATCTTCATCATCTGTAGTATCTAATAAATTAGAGACAGGAGGTAGAGATTTTGTCTTAGAAATTACTTTACACTTTATTTTTTCAGTTAATTCACGTTCTGTATCACCACAAACTACAATTATTTATAAATCTTTATATATTATATATATATATATATATATATATATATATATATATTAAAATTTAATTTATTTTTTTTATTCTAATAAAGAGTATAAATGTTCTTTATATAATTCTTCAAAATCCCATAATTCAAGATTTCCATTAGGAATAGGTCTAATTATTTTATAAGGTATCATATTAGATTTAAATTCTGCAATTGCTATTTTGTCATAAGATAAAACACCATAATTTTTAACTAAAGGTTTAGCACCCATTGTTAATTGTTTGGTTCGTTCACCTAATATTCTTACCATTTCATATTTTGTCATTCTATTTAGTGATATTCTATTTTCTTTACTAACATATGTATTAGATTCAATACTGGTTTTTTTAATAAATGTTTCTGGGTCTAATATATCATCATCATATAATTCATCTACATAATCATCAATATTACAATTTACATCTCCTTCTATATCAAATTCATCTTCTAATTCTTCATTTTCTATTTCATTATCAATTTCATCTTTATCTTCTACTATTTCATCATTTTCTATATCTTCTTCTTCTTCAATTTCTTCATCACTATATACTGTTTCTTGTTTTTTTAGATTCTTTTTAGGCATTATATATAAATAATATATAGTATATTTTTTATATTATTTATATATCAATTTTTTTTATACATAAAATATCTTATTATCAATTGTTTTAATTTTAAAAATTTTATTTTGTATTATACTAATAAATTCATTATAATTATTAAATAGTATGTCATTTATCTCTATTATTATATCTCCAATAGGATATTTATTATATTTTACAAATATTAATGGATTTACATCAGCTAAATAAACAGTAAATAAATCTTGTTTATATAAAAATCTAGAGGCTATTTTTAATACTTGACCAAATGATAAATTTAAATCATTAAAACTATCAATATGGTCTTGTGTTATAATAGATAATACTAAATTATTATTTTCAATATAATATGGTGGATACTTATCTAATAAATAATTATCAAATAAATTTTTTTTATTATATTCTAATTTTAAAGGAATAGTATAAATTTTATTATCTTTATAACTTAATACTTTTAATTTTAATACATCATCTACAGCAAACCATAAATTTATATCATTTATAGATATCTTATCAGGATAAAAATTAAATTTAACATATCCATTATAATCTATAACATTATCATTAATACTTAATAATATATCATTAACATGTAAATATTTGTTTAAATAATATTTTTGATTTAATACAGTTATTATAACTCCAATATTATTATCTATTATTTTAGGATAATTAATAAATCTAGCTTTTTTTAATTCATTTTGTTTTATATTTTGATAATCAAAATCCCAAGATGGTTTATTTATTACAATTTCATCTTTATATTTTAAAATATGTCTCAAACCAACTATAAATCTATATATTGGTATACAAAAACCTGTATTTTCTGCATTTGATAATTTAGATGCATTTATTCCTATATAATACCATATTCCATTATCATTTAATACTAATGGTCCTCCTGAATTACCTGGATTTAAAGTTGCATCAATTTGTATTTTTGATTGCCTAAATCCTGAAATTATTCCTTTTGTATTTATAATATTATCGCTACCTGAAGGAAATCCTATAGTATATACTTCACTTACTATTTTTTTATTATTTATAACTTTTAAATCTAATATAACAGCATCATCTACAGAAGTATCTAATATAATAATTGCTAAATCATCATTTGGTAAAATATATTTAATGGAACCATTAATTTGTGTAGTCTGTTGATATGTTATTTCAATATTAACAGCGTTCTTCACAACATGATAACATGTTAAAATCAAATTAGATTTTATAAAAAATCCTGTTCCTGATGAACTCATTATATTTCTTGTATTCAATGGGCTATTGAAATCAATTTCATTAAATTTAACATTTATTTTAACTACAACATTTTCCCAATTCATCTTTTATAAACAATTATAAAAAAATAAATATTATATTATTTTCTAATATATATCAATGTTAAATATTTTTGTTGAAACAACAAGTATGGGTATTATAACTTTAATCATTGGTACAATTATTTTTAATCTAACTATCAATAAAGAAAATATATCTATTTATAATAATAATAAATATCCTGTTGGTATTAATTTATCTTTTTTTATGATTGGTGTTGTTATGCATCTTATATTAGAATCATGTGGTTTTAATAGTTGGTATTGTAATAAATGTAATATATAATATTGATTTTTTAGTTTTTAGGATAGAATAATATATATTATAAAAAATTATAAATTAATTTTCTTCAGATTCTATTTTATTATCAGATTCATTAAAAAATATATTAAATTCATTTATTAAATTTAAATTATTACAATAAATATTCAAGAAATATTCTTGATATTTTTGATTAATTAATAATGAAAAATGTTTAATTTTATTATCGTTAATTATCTTATCATCTTTATAAAACATAATTTTATTTAATGGGTTAGTTGATTTTCCACCTACATATCCTGCTTTATATCTTATAATACTATAATTTTCATAACCAAATTTAGAGTTTAATTTACTTTCATCAAAAATGATAGGTGCTAATGACATATCTTGATATACTAATTTTGGAATTTTTCTTAAAAATATATCATCTTTAATCTTGTTATCAAAATTAAAAATATAATAATCTACTAATTTTATCATTTTAATAGGGTCTAATATATATTCTGAAATTTTATGTTCTTTTTCTATTTCAAACAATAATTTAATAACTAATATTTCTATAGCTTTAACAGCTGAATTATTATAAATTTGTCTATGTAATCTATATCTAATAAAAAACATTTGATATATATCTTCACTACATTCTGCAGAATAACAAATTTTATTATCTATAATTTTAGCATCATTAATAATTCTTTCATAATTAAAACTAAATTTTAATCCTACAGCTCTTGTATCTCTTACTAAATAATCAAATTTATCAACATCAATAGAATTTATTGGATTAGATATTATTTGAAATATCCATTCACCAATTTGATATTTTGCTCTCCATCTTGTATATTTTGCATCTTTAGGATTAATTAAATCTCCAATAACTTTTAATTGGTCTTTATTTAATTGTATATTATATTTATCAACAATATAATTTAATAAAAATATTGATCTATTTTCATGAGTTGTATTTTTTGTAAGTATTTTTAATTCATTATAATTAGGTAATTTTTCTAAAAAATAATCATCAAATAAATGTGAAAATAATAAATGTCCTAAATCATGACATAAACCAGCTATTCCAATTAATAATATAATCTCATTATTAATATTTATATCTTTATGTTTTTCTTGTAGTTTTTTTATCATTATTGTTCCCAAATGATATACTCCAATTGAATGTTCAAATCTACTATGATTTGCTGTTGGATAGACTAAATACAATACACCTGTTTGATGTATATATCTTAGTCTTTGAAATTCATGAGTATCTATAATAGATTGTGCAATTGGATTAATATCAATATATCCATGAATATTATCGTAAATCATCATTATATTATTATAACTATTATAATAATGATTTATTATATCAATTTTTTATATAGATTATAATAATGGATTATACCAATAAATATATTAAATATTTTTTATATAGATTATAATAATGGATTATACCAATAAATATATTAAATATAAAAAAAATACTATAATAAAAAGAAAATATTACAAAATGCTGGTGCTAATTGTTTTAGAACTTGTGGAAATATAGATAGTATAATTAATAAATTAAATACATTACAAGATTATATTACAGAATTAAATTCTACATATATTACAGAATTAAATTCTATAGATATTTCAAATATTTATAGTTTCTCTAATAAACAAATTATAAAAAATAAAATTAAAATATTTATTGAACAATATTTATCTGCAATTTTAAATAAACAAAAAGGTGGTTCTAGTGATAGTATTGATTCACATAATTCTAATAGATTATCAAATATATTAAAAATATTACTTTATGATTGTATTAGTAATGTTGAGTGTTGTATAAATTGTAAATGTATAGCAAATGATACTGAATGTTTTTTACCACCCTTAATTATTTTTGGAATGATTTATGTTGCAATATGTATAATTATAATTTGTGTATTGATAACATTAATAATAATTACAGTTCCTATTGAACAAATAACTAATATTGTAATTAAAATTATAAAGAGGAATAGATCAATAGCAGTAGCACCTGAACAACAAAGTATGGACCAACGACCAATACAATTTCCACAAATTATTATAGGGTGGTCTGAAAATCCACAAGATTCTATTAATATTGCAAGTGAAATACAACATAATCCTGACTTAACTGAAAAAATTAATAAATTTAAAAAAATATTATTAGGATATAATAAAGAATTTCCTAATATTATAGGTAATATTATTGATGAAGATTTAGAAATTAGATTAGATGATGATATATTATTACATAAAAATATAGAATGCTGTGTATGTTTCGAAAATAAACCATCTGTATCTAGTTTAAAATGTACACACACAGTGTGTGATAATTGTTATGAATTATTAAAAGAGTCTTCTAACATATGTCCACAATGTAGAGAACCACTATCTGATTCACATGAATTAAAATTTATTGATTCAGAAGGTAGTAATATTAATATACAATCTAATGATAGAGATTATAGTAATATATTAAATATTGTTCAAGAAATAATATCTAATACAGATAAATCAATATTAGAGTAGATAGATATTTATAAATATTTTTCAAAAGATTCTGGTAGTTGTTGGATATTTATTTTATATACATGTTTTAATCTATTAAATATCTTCATATCAATACTATTATTCATTTTTACTAAATTAATAGCTATTCCTTTTTTATCAAATCTACCACATCTACCAATTCTATGAATATAAGTCTCCTTATTTATAGGTAAATCATAATTAATAACCATATTAACTTGTGGAATATCTATACCTCTAGATAATAAATCAGTAGTTAATAATAATCTAGTTTTACCATCTCTAAATTCTTGAACAATGTTATTTCTTTCAACTTGTGTCATTTTTGAATGTATTACAGTTATTGGAAAATTATTTTTTACTAAATTTTCTTCTAACCATAATATTTTATTTATTGTATTACAAAATATAATTGCTTGGGATGTTGATACTAAATTATATAAATCTAATAAAGTATCAAATTTTTGTTCTTCTACTTCTACATCTAAATAAAATTGACTTATTAAATCTAATATAACTTCATTATTCTTTAATAAAATCTGTATTGGTTCATTTTTTATAAATTTCTTACTAAAATTAAATACACTATAATTCATAGTTGCTGATATTAATAAAATTTGTGAATCAATTAAATTACTAAATATTGATTCTAACTTATCATTTATACCATCTGATAAAATTTCATCTGCTTCATCTAATATTATAATCTTAATATTATTATAATTTATTTTATTTTCATTAATCATATGATATATTCTTCCTAAAGTTCCTATTATTATAGATGCATCTTTTATTTCTGTCTTTGTTGTATATAAATCTACACCCCCTATACATCTACCTATTTTATAATTAGTAAATTTATTAAGATTAACTGCTACGTTATGCACTTGATTAGCTAATTCTCTAGTTGGGGTTATTATAATACTTGTATTTAAAGTTTTTTTGCCCAATATATCTAATCTATTTAATATTCCTAATAAATAGGTTGCTGTTTTACCTGTTCCTGATTGAGATTGTAATATACAATCTTTACCAGTTCCTATAGATTGTATGCCTTTAATTTGTATATGCGATGGTTGTGTAAAACCATATATATATACTCCTTTTAATAATTCGTTACTTAAATTTAAAGTATCAAAACTGTTGTGTAATATATCCATATATATAACTATATATATATGTTTATATATATTTATATAATTAAAAAAAATTGAATTAAAGATTAATTGATTAATAAGATTATATTATATATAAATGTCTTCAATGTCTAATTCTAATGATTTAACTACTATGTATACTAATGTTGATATTAGTAGACTATCTTTCACTGAATTAAAAGAAGGTAAAATGTCAAAAGGGCAAAAAAGTGCTTATCCATTATATAATCATCCATCAGGAGGTGCAGATTCTCCATTATTTATTCAATTTCCATGGATTACAATGTCAAGTTATGGCATTCCTAAGATTGGTGAATATGTGAAATCTGATTCAGACAGATTATATATTAAATGTCCATTAGATTTATCTTTACCTGAAATTAATGAATTATATACTAATTTAATTATAAAATTAGATGAGCATTTATCTTCAGATGAAGTTAAAGCTGAATTATTTGGGAAAAAAGCATCAAAATATGAATATAATCCAATGTATAAAACTTCTAGAGTTGATGATGATGAAAAACCTAATCCAAATCCAAGATTACCATTTTTAAAGTTAAAATTTGATGTTTCATATCCAGAAAATAACATGAAAACTAAAGTATTTAAAACATTATCTGATGGTAAAAGAGAAAAATTAGAAGATATTATTACAATTTCTGATATGGAAAAAGTTGTATGTTGGAAATGCCGTTTTAGACCTATTGTAAGATTATCTAAAGTATGGGCACAAACTGTTGGAACAGGTAAATATGGTCCTGGTTATGGTGCAACATTAACAATTATTAAAATTGAAGTAGAACCTCCATCAACCAATGGATTAGGTTTAAAATATAAAAAGTATCAAGAAGAAGATACATTTTTAGATGAAACTAATAATAAAGTAGAACTAAAAAAAGCTACACAAATTGTAGATTCAGATGAAGAATCAGTTAAGACTTTAAAGAAATCTACACAAATTGTAGAATCAGATGATGAAGAACCAGTTAAGACTTCAAAGAAAATTGTAGATTCAGATGAAGAACCAGTTAAGACTTCAAAGAAACCTGTACAAGTTATAGATTCAGATGAATCAGATGAAGAAATTAAGCCTGTGAAACAAGTTAAAGGAAAAGCAATGTCTAAAAAGAAGTAGATATTAATTTAATATAAAATATATTTTATATTAAAAGAATATTTTTTTATTATAGTTATATGGAACCATTAAAAATTAGTAATATAAATGTTGATAATATAGTATATACAAAAATTAAAAAAAAGCAAGATTATAAAATTATTTTAATGAAATATAATAATGAAAATTTTGTATTCCAAACAAATAAATTATTAAATTTAAATTCAGTTAATAATTATGAACATGATTTATTATTATCATTAAATAAAAAAAATAGTAGTTCAACAGAATGCTGGCTTGATGAATTTATTAATTTTATTAATAAATTGGAGATAAAAATTAAAAATGATGTTGCAGAGAATACATCATGGTTATATAATAATGATTTTATAATATTTCAAAAATTAGTTAGAGATAATAATTGTATTAAAATAAAATTAATTAATAATGATACTTTTAAAACTGTATTTAAATTAAATAATAAAAATATTAATAATGTAAGTATTAATCAAAATTGTTATTGTAAATTAATATTAGAATGTTATGGTATTTGGATTAATGATAAGAATAATTTTGGAATATATTTAAGACCTGTAGTTGTATCATTTATGAATTTAGAAAATGTATATAATTATGATTTTATATCAGATAGTGATACATCTAATGTATCTTCTCATGATTTAAATATTATAGATTCATTTGATAATGACTTGGAAAAGAAAAAATCAGAAGATTGTAATGATTTAGAATCATTTAATAATAATATAAATAATTCTAATGATTTAGATTCACTTGATAATCAAGAGAATAATTTATTTATAAATAAATCAAAAGATATAAATGAAATATTATCACCAAGTGATACATCATCAAATTAAATATTAAATTTTAATATAAAGATATTTTAATATTATAAATTAATATATTGATTCTAATATTATGACATTAAATGAGGATATATTTGATGATATACAAGTATCATCACAAGAATATATAATATTAAAATCTTTTGATATTTTTTATCAAAAATCTAATATTATAAATAAATTTTTAAAAATATTAAATGGAGATATTCATAATTATAAATCATTAGATCATGCTATATCTATAAGATTAATAGATTTTTTTGTAACAAAATATTCAAAAAATCATAAAATAATATTTAAAATTAATAATTCCCAAGTTATAAATGTTTATAATTCTTATAAACAACAATTAAAAGCATATCAAAAAAAACATTTTGATCCTTTTAGTAGAGGATACAGAATACCTTATTTTTTAAATGACATATGTATAATAACAACAATTAGTCAATTAAATTTTTTTAAATGGTTTTTTTCATATGGTTTATATGAATATATATTAGACCATCATAATGATATTGAGAATGAAATGAATTTAAATAATAAAATTAAAGTAGAAAAGAAACCTAAAATAACAAATAAAAAAATTAAAATATATCATCATACATATAATAATATTCCTGTCAATAATATTACTAATAATAATATAATAGTATCATTCAATTAAAAAAAATTGATTTATAAAATTATTACAACAATAGTTTTATAAATATTAAAATGTCTTCTAAAATGTCTTCTAAAACTATTAAAGTATCTCAATTAGAATCTAATGATTCAGAAGTTGAAGTTGCACCTAAAATTAAAAAATCATATAAATTATCTAAAGATGATGTAGAATCTAAATTATCTAAAGTTAAATCTAAACCATCTAAAGTAGAATCTGAAGAAGAATATAATGATGAAGTTGATGAAATTGATGAAGAAGTTGAAGAAGTTAGTAAAAAACCAAAAGAAACATTTGATGATTTGATGATACAATATGAAAAATATAAAACCAAGATTAGTAAATCATATGTTGTATTGTCATCACAATTAGTTGAAATTAAAAAATTTGAGAAAAATATTGATAGTATTATTGTCAAAATGAGTAAATTATATAGCAAGAATTCTAAATCAAAAACTAAAAAGACTAATGTTAATAGTGGATTTAATAAAGAAGTCCCAGTTCCTCAAGTATTAATTGATTTTTTAGAATTAGAAGAAACTATATTACCAAGACCCAAAGTTGGTAGTTTATTAACTCAAAAATTTAAAGAATTAGGATTAAAAACAGGACAATTTATTAAATTAGATGAAGATACAATTGAACAATTAGGATTAGACGAATCTTATTTGGAACCAATTAAACAAACACATTTTCAAACAATGTTAGCTACTTTTTATAAAAAAAATTAATTTAAAAAAATAATATAATTATAATTATAAATGATAAATTCATACTTAGAATTAATTAAAAAAGAATCTAACATAGATATTGATATTGATTTAATATTTAATAAAGTTAATAGTAAATTATATGATGGTATTGATGAAGAATTAATAATAAATGAAATTGCTGAAACTTGTGTTAATTTAATATCAATAAATCATGAGTATACTTTTGTAGCAAGTAGAATTTTAATTAAAAATTTACATGATAAAACATTAAATACATTTTCTGATAAAATTATTTTATTAGGAGAACATAATATTATAAATAAATCTTTTGTAAATTATGTTATTGATAATAAAGATATATTTGACTATATTATTGATTATAATAAAGATTTTAATAAAGATTATTTTGGTTTTAAAACATTAGAAAAAGCTTATTTACTAAAAATTAATAATAATATTATTGAAAGACCTCAAGATATGTTATTAAGAACTGCTATAACATTAAATAAAAATAATATTGAATTAATTATTCAAACTTATAATGCAATGGCTGACGGTTATTATACTCATGCAACTCCTACTTTATTTAATTCTGGTACTAATTATGAACAGTTATCTAGTTGTTTTTTATTAGGAACTAATGACGATTTAAATGATATATCTATAACATGGCAAAGTTGTGCAAAGATATCTAAATGGGCTGGTGGTATAGGATTACATATTACTAATATTAGAGGTAAAAATAGTATTATTAAAGGAACCAATGGAAAATCTAATGGTATTGTTCCATTTTTAAAAGTATTTAATGAAATAGCAAGATGGATAGATCAAGGAGGTAAAAGACCTGGATCTATTGCTATTTATATAGAACCTTATCATCCTGATATTTTTGATTTTCTTGAATTAAGAAAAAATTTTGGTTCTGAAACAGAAAGAGCAAGAGATTTATTTTTAGCTTTATGGATTCCTGATTTATTTATGAAACAAGTAAATAATGATGATGATTGGTATTTATTAAGTGCAGATGAGTGTCCTGATTTAAATGAAGTGTATGGTGATGAATTTGAGTTATTATATTGGAAATATGTTAAAGAAAATAAATATAGAAATAAAATTAAGGCAAGAACATTATGGATGAATATATTAGATTCGCAAATAGAAACAGGAATGCCATATATGTGTTATAAAGATAATGTAAATAAAAAAAATAATCAACAAAATTTAGGAACTATTAAATCAAGTAATTTATGTGCAGAAATTGTTCAATACTCAGATCATAATGAATATGCAATATGTAATTTAGCATCAATTGCATTAAAACAATTTGTAAAACCATTTCATAAGTTTGGAGATTGGAAAATATATGTTAAACCTGATTGTAAGTTTTGTATTTATGCTAAAAATTATTTAGATAGTTTAAAAATTAATTATAAAGTTGAAGATGATATAGTATATTTAAAAAAAATATTAAATAAAGATAAAATAACATTACCTCAAATATTTGTAGATAAAACTCATATTGGAGGATGGGATGAATTATATAATTATACTAAATCAGTTTTTGATTTTAATAAATTATATGATATTGCATATTTAGCTACTATAAATCTTAATAATGTTATTGATGTTAATTATTATCCAGTTCCCCAAACATTAACATCAAATTATAAACATAGACCTATTGGACTTGGTATTCAAGGTTTAGCTGATGTATTAGTTTTATTAAGAATTCCATTTGAATCTGAATCTGCCTTAGAACTAAATAGTTATATAATGGAAACTATATATTACGCATCATTAACAGCATCTAATTATATAGCTAAAGATAGATATTATAAAATATGTAATTTAGATAAAAATATATCATATCCAGAATATTATGATAAAAATTTTAATAAAGATAATGAATTATATCATGAATTAAAACCATTAAATATAGAAATTCTCAAATGTACAGGAGCTTATTCAACATTTGAAGGATCATTATTTAGTAAGGGATTTTTACAATTTGATATGTGGAATAATGTTAAATTAAATTATCAATGGGATAATTTAAAAGAATCAATTAAAAAATATGGGACTAGAAATAGTTTATTAACAGCATTAATGCCAACAGCATCAACAAGTCAAATATTAGGAAATAATGAATGTTTTGAATTCTTTACAAATAATATATATACAAGAAAAACTCAGGCTGGTGATTTTATGGTAATTAATAAATATTTAGTTCAAGATTTAATAAATATTGGAATTTGGAATAATTCATTAAAAGATAAAATTATTGCTAATAATGGTTCAGTTCTTAATATAAATGAAATCCCTCAAGTTATTAAAAATTTATATAAAACTATTTGGGAAATTAAACAAATTTGGGTTTTAAAACATGCAATAGCAAGAGGACCATTTGTAGACCAATCCCAATCAATGAATATATTTATGGGAGAACCTGATTATCAAAGATTAACATCTTGTCATTTTTATGGTTGGAGTCATGGACTCAAAACTGGAATGTATTATTTAAGGTCTAAACCATCAACAGATGCTATCAAATTCACAATAGATCCAACATTATTAAAAAGTATTGAATCTTGTATAAATTGTTCTGCCTAAAATATTTATTAATCTAAAGTATCTAAAGTATCTAAAGTATCTAAAGTATTAGTTGTATTATTTACACACTTTTTAATTCTAAAATGTAATTCAGGATATAAATTTTTTTTTGTTATAAAATACCATCCATTTGGTTTAAAATATTCTTCAATTGTTAAAATGAATAAATCATTGTCTAAAAATTCTTTAAAAAGTGTTATGTTTTCAAGAATATTATCTCTTGCTGTCTTAAATTTTTGTAAATCTTTAAAAAATTTTTCTTTTGTTTCTGCTTTTTCAACTATATTTTTATATAGTAATCTACGAAGTGTGTGCATATGTTTTAAAAACTCTTGAAGGTTATGATTTATTTTGAATGAATTATAACTTAATCCGGAGAAATAGTCTAGTAAAGGCTTTGATAATGATTCAATTGATGATAATAATAATAATCCTTGAGTAATTTTTTCATGAGAAATTATTGCTAACTCTGTATAATATTTATTTTTTATACAATTATAACAACTATCTAAATCTTTTTTAATATGACTAAACATTAATTGTGTATGTAAAGGTTGTTCTAATTGTTTATATTTTTTACCTTCAATACTATATTGTATTTCAGATTTTCCAATATTCACAAACATTAATTGTGTATGTAAAGGTTGTTCTAATTGTTTATATTTTTTATCTTCAATACTATATTGTATTTCAGATTTTTCAATATTCACAAACATTGATTATATAATGATTATATATAATTATACATAAATTAATTATTTCAATTTTTTATTATAAAATAAAATTAGCAATATATATTGCTAATAGCCCAGAAAAGAACTTTTTACTTAAACACTTTAATGCATTAATTGTTTGCATTTGAGTTTTCCTAGTTAAACTCCACATTATCTTGAATTGTATTTGATGTTCTGTTGCTAGATGAATCATATTAAAATTTGTAATGTCTAAGTGTTTTTTTAAAAATAAATTCTTAGCTTTAAATTCTTTAACTAATGTAATATTTTCAAGAATACAAATTCTTGCAATCTTAAATTTATGTAAATCTTCATGAATTGTTTCTACTTGACTCTTTAATTCTTTATATAAAAATTGTCTAATTACATGCATGTGTTTTATAAATTCTCTAAGATTGTAATTTGTCTCTAATTTTAGTTTCTTAAAATACTCTAATATAGATATTTTTTTTATTGATTTTGATGTCATTTCAAATTCAAAAACATCATAAGGTATTGTGTTTAATGTTTTTATTGATAATAATAATGATAATCCGTAATCTAATTTTTCATAAGAAATTATAGCTAATTTTGTATAAGAGTCGGTTTTAATACTGTTATAACAGTTTTGTATATATTCTTCTATTGTCATACGCATTGGTTCAGAGACCAACACACAAGTATTTTGTATAAGTTGGTTCAGAGACCAACACACAAGTATTTTGTATAAGTTGGTTCAGAGACCAACACACAGGTTTTTGTCTTGAGCCAAAATGGCTACGGTACTAAATATGTTTTGTAGAAATTATTATTATAAAAATATTTCAATTTTTTGTAATTATTAAAAAAAAAATTGAAAAAATAATATATTGTGTATATATAATATATTATATTAATAATGGCTACTCATCAAAAGAAGCACACTAAAAATACTGGAGGTTCTAAAGAGTTAGTTATAAAAACTGACTCTGAAGAATATGGACAAATATTAAACGCTAAAGGAGATGCTAGATTTGAAGTTAAATTAATTTCTAATGGTTTTACTGTTATAGCAAAAACTAGAGGTGCATTAATTAAAGGTCCTAATAAACAACGAATAGAGAAAGACAGTGTTGTATTATTACAAAAAGATATGTCAACATATGAAGAAAAATATTATATTATTCATAAATATACTAAAGATAATGTTAAGAGTTTAAAAAAATCAGGAGAACTTGCTACATATATATTAGCGGAAGAAGATGACAATAATAATGTTGTCTTTGAAGATGATGTTGAAAACAAGAACTTAGAAATTGTAGATTTTGATGATGATTTTATTGCAGGAATTTAATTTATTTATCATAAGAGTTCAAAATAAAATTAGATATTGTATTTTCACTCTTTCCATCATATTGCATATTAGATACAGTTTTATTATCAATTCCTATATTTAATAAATATTGAATTCTATAATTATTAATTTTATTAGAATAATTTCTAATATATTCACTATATTTAATATCCATATTATTTAATTTTGATATTAATTTATTAACTAATATGTCTTGATTAATATTAATATTATTCATTCTCATTTCTATATACCATATACACCAAGCTAAACAATATCCACCTAAATCACCCGCTTTATTATTTAATACATTATTTTCATTAGATAATGTTTGGAATCCTACTGATTTTAAATATTCAGATGGTCTTATATATATTAAACCTGTATCCCAAGTTAATTCTTCTTCTAATATATCATCAATATTACTTAATTCTATATTACCATAAGGTTCAAATCTTTCAACTGTCATTTTTATAAAATCATAAAATAATATATTAGCATGTAATGTTGTTATAAAATTTCTACTTAAAAATACAATTGCATATTTTTTATTTGCATTTATAGCACTTTTTATTATGTTATTTAAATATTTATGAATATAAAACTCATTCTCATTAAAATATGAAATATACCATGGAAATATTTGTTTTTTCTCTAATATATCATCTGAGAATAACAAATTATTTCCTTTAATATTTAAAATTAAATATGATTTAATTGTAGGCACTAATAAATCTTTATATTTATCAGATAAGTAAAGCATAAATAGTGATAAATCCTTAAATCTAGATTGAAATAAAGTATAATGCATGTATGGAAAAGTGGGAATTTCTACATCATTTTTATCATCATATATTTCTAATTTATTAATAAATTTTAACCAATCATCATTAATATCTATTTTATTTAATTTATCTTTATTTAATTGTGTAATTTTAGTTTTTACAAAAGGAGAATATATATTATAATCTAACTGAATAACTAAATTTAAAGGAGATATTTTATCATTATTTAGTTGATTCCATAAATCAGAATTTGAACAACTTGGGGTTTCACCCCCAGTTATTGATTCAAAGGCTTTGCCTTTAAATGAAGAATATTCTAATATATCAGTATCTATAGTATAATCAATTGAGACATTATAATCAATAGTATTTAATCTATTTAATCTATAATATAATATACTATGAATTATATTATCTCCAAATCTATTTAATTCATAATTAAAATTATGTTTATTATCTATATATTTCTTTAATAATATCTTACTATAATATTTTTTATTATTTATAATATCAATTTGAATAGCTAATCTTAATGGATTATCAGTATGAATTACAGTATAATAATTATAATCAATATTACGTTTAACTAAATAATCAAATAATTCCTTATTATTATAACTTAGACTATCTAATAATAAACCTGCGCCATCTAAACTACTTTTAACATTTAATAAGTCATCATTAAATCTATCTAAAAATTTAATTTTATTTTTAGTTGTTATATTTTCATTATAAATAATATTATATATATAACTATTTAAATTATCTATTTTTAATAATTTAACAAGTGTTATTATATTATTAAAACTAAAATCCCTAAAATATAATTTTAATAATTTAGGATAAATTAAATAATTCCAATCTAAATTAGGAAATGACTTTATAATAGCCATTATTGATTTTTCTGATAAATAATAAACAAATGTATTATTATCACTTGTTTTATTATAAATATATTCAGGATATGTTTTTATTAAATATTTAAGTATATCTATATTTTCCATTTTTGCAGCCAAATGAAATCCATTTAATCCATCGTTATTTTCAAGATAAATAGGAAATTTTGTAATTTTTAATCCTGCTAAATGATTTAATAATATATAATAATGAAACAAATAATTATTATCAAATAATTTTTTATTAATATATTTTTTAATATTTATTTTATTTAAATTTAATATTTTTTTATAATCTATTTTCATTTTATTTAATTTTAGAAAAATAAATAAAATAAATATATATAAAATATAATTTACTTAAAAAACTTATTGGAGGATTTACACCCGTGAAGATTTAAAATGAGACAAATAAATGTCAAAAAAATAAAACTCCAAGGTTTGCCCGTCGCAAAGCGTGTAAATTATGATTTTGTTAAGGCGACAACCTTAACTGATTTATTGGCTTTCTTTTGAACGACTTTTTTAACTTTCTCTTTTTTAGGTTTTTCTACATTTATATATTCTTCTTTTTTCTCCCTACATAAATATTTTGGTCGTTCAATTCCATTAATTGCATTCTTTGCAATTCTACATATATTAGTGGCACCGTTTACATCTCGATTCCATACACCTGAACAAGTTTTACACTTGTTAAGTCCATGGACTAAGATATTCCCACTTTTATATGGTTTAGGATTTTCTCTTATTTGAAATTTTTCACACCTTCCAAAATGTTGAGGTGTAATATCAAAATCCTTATATTTCTTTTTAACTATTTTACATAATTCTTCCATTGTAATTTGTTCGTTTTCTTTTAATTTTTGTATAGCATATTTAACTTGTTCCTTAGTTATTTTATAAGATTTTGGTTTTCTATTTAGTCTTTCTATTTCTTCTAATTCTTCGTATCTTTTAATCCATCTATATAATGATTGTTTAGGACAATCAAATATTAAACATACATCATTTAGACTAACATGATTATTAAGATAATATTTAACAGCAGATAATTTATAATCTTCACTTTTATGTTTTGTCATTAAATATATAAATATTTATATATTAAAATTTTGTCTCATTTTAAATCTTCAAGTGTTTAAATTAATTGATATTATTATGATAGCCATTAAAAAAAAACATAAATTGAAGATATAAAATAAAAATAATTATATTAGTTAAAGAATTTGTATTACATCTTAATAACTGAAAATGGGACATTTAAACAGCTACTTAAAATGTAATTGTACCCGGATGGGCATGCATCTATTTAATGGCTTAATAAGCGGTTAGATGCTTTTATATTTTATACTACTATAATGAAAAGCCTTTTATTTTTGCTTTGAAAGCTTAGGTTTTTATTTAGCATTTGTTCCATTTTTCAGTGAAAAAGGTATAATAATATAAAAGAATTATTTGATAATATATTAATGAAAAAATAAAAATACATTTAAGTTTAAGATTTTTTCTATATATATTCCTTTATAAAAATAACATTTTATTTTTTAGAAACATTAATATATAAATTTAATATATACAAATAATAAATACAAGTTAATAATTAAAAATAACTTTTGTTATAGATGGTAGTTCTTTATTTTCATTCTTAGTATTAATTGGTAATGGGATTTGAGGTCTAGGACAATCTATATCTCTTAAATAATCTATTCTTTGTCTTACATTAGTAAATATTATTGGTAATATATCTCCTACAACTCTACAATTTAATTCAGATATTTGTTTGTCTATATTATAAGGTAAATGTTTAGCGTATTCTATAAATATATATCTCATAACAATTATTAAACTTTCATTAGATTGTTTAGATATTTTAAATTTACCCTGACTTTTTTTAAATACACTTAATATTAAATGTTTATTAATTGTATCTATATTTTCATTAGAAAAAAATATATCTTCTAATTTGCCTTGTCCACATTCACTGATTCTCACTTGATTTTTAATTAATTGATTCCTTAATTCATTAGAATTAACATTATCATTAAAATAGGCAATAGGTAATTGAGTAATATTAAATTTATTATGAGTCATTATATAGATTTATATAGAAATTATTTAATAATAATTCTCTTTGGTTATAATCAAAATGAATTAAATTATATATAAAATCTTTAATCATTTTATTATTAATATATTCATCATAAAATTGATTAAAATTATAAAATTTAGTATTAATAAAATCAGGAAACTTATTTGATATATATTTAATTATATTTTTTAATGATTCTACTTTAATTTCATTTATATCATTATAATAAAATTTATACCAACAATATACATATAATTCATAATTATATATATATTTTTTCATATTAATTTTATTTAAATAACTATTAAATATATTATAAAAATTTTTATCTAATATTATAGTCAGAATTATAAAAAATAATCCATAATAATCATGTTTATCATATTTTATTATATCATCTTCTGACTTATACTTTTTTAAATCATCTAAACTTAATAAACTTTCAGGAGATGTTATATATGGAGTGCTTAATATATTATCAGTATCTGATAATTCTTTAATTAATCCATAATCTATAATTGTTATTTTTTTATCATAATTTATTACTATATTAGAAGGTTTCAAATCACAATGAATACAATTAGTTAGTTTTGAAAGTTGACTCATAATTTGTTTAATTATATCTATTTTATCTTGTTTATTCAATTTAAATAGATTTATATCTTCTAAATTATATCTTCCAAAATAAGGATAAATTATACAATATCTATTATAATCTACTATATAGCCACTATATAATGGTATACAATCACATAATATATTATTCCTTTTCAATATATCATATATATATTCTAATTCTAAAATAATATAATCACTATTATCTAATGACATTTTTATTACATATTTTAAGTTATTTTCTGATTCTATTAAATACACTTTAGAAAGACTTCCTTGACCTATTTTATATAATATAGTATATTTTATAATATTATCATCATCCTTAAATTCTACCTGAGAATTACATATCTTGAATATATATTTTTTATTATTATATAATGTCATTATATAATAATAAAATAGTTATGTTTTTATATTTTGATAAAATAATATTTTGATAAAATAATATTTTGATAAAATAATATTTTGATAAAATAATATTTTGATAAAATAATATTTTGATAAAATAATATTTTGATAAAATAATATTTTGATAAAATAATATTTTGATAAAATAATATTTTGATAAAATAATATTTTGATAAAATAATATTTTGATAAAATAATATTTTGATAAAAT